CGCGGCGCGCTGTGGCGGACCTGCTGGAGCTCGACGACATCATCGTCGGCCAGGCCTTCTACAACGCCAGCAAGAAGGGCCAGTCGGCCGCCTTCTCGCGCCTGTGGGGCAAGCACGCCGCCTTCCTGCGCATTGAGCGCAGCGTGCGCGACCCGCGCGGCGCGCTGCCCACCTTTGCGTTCACGGCCCAGTGGGGCGAGCGCATCGGCGCCACGCTGGCCGAGCCCAAGATTGGCCTGGAGGGCTCGACCCGGGTGCGTGTGGGCGAGAAGCTGAAGGAGCTGGTGACCTTCCAGGAAGCGGGCTGCTTCTTCCAGAACGCGGTGGCCTGACCGGCGCGCGTGTTCAGGCAGGCCGGCCGGCTGCGCCCTCGGGCCGGCCGGCTTTTTTCCGGAGACCTCAGTGACCTACGCCCTGCAGCAGGACCTGACCGACCGCTTCGGCGCCACCGAACTGGCCCAGTTGACCGACGAGGATGCGGGCCAGACGATCGACGCGGCCACGGTGGCGCGCGCCCTGGCCGACGCGGATGCGGAGATCGACGGCTACCTCGGGGCGCGCTACGCCGTGCCGCTGGCCACCGTGCCGCCGCTGGTGGTGCGCCTGGCCTGCGACATCGCCCGTTACCGCTTGTTCGATGACCGGGCCACCGAGGCGGTGCGCACGCGTTACGAGGACGCGGTGACCGTGCTGCGCCGCCTGGCTGACGGCACGGTCACGCTGGGCGTGGCCGCAGCCAACGCCCCGCCGGCCGCAGCGGGTGGCGGCACGGTGCGCGTGGCCGCACGCGAGCGGGTCTTCAGCGACGGCCTGCTGGGTGCGTTCGACCGCACCGGCCGCTGACCATGATGCTCGACCTCGACCAGGTCGCCGCGCGGGTGCGCTCGCAGGTGAGCGCCTTCAAGGTGGTGGGCACGAGTGCCGACCTGGATGCTGCGCTGGCCTCGCCCATCGCGCCGGCGGCCTACGTCATCCCGCTGGCCGAGCGTGCCGAGGCGCCCATCCTGGTCGGCACCTTCGAGCAGGAGGTGGAGCAGGCCTTCGGCGTGGTGCTGGTGGTGGCCAACCTGCGCGACAACACCGGCGGGGCCAGCGTGACCGACCTGCGCACGCTGCGCCAGCAGTTGCGCGCGGCACTGATGGGCTGGGTGGCCGACCCGGCCGAGGGTTTCCAGGCCCGCTACACCGGTGGGCGCCTGCTGCGCTGGGCCGACCAGCGGCTGTGGTGGACTGATGAGTGGTCCGTGGCCACCTGGGCCCGCGTGGGCTGAATCTGTACCGGAGCGATGAACATGACTCTCCCCTTGCATGCGCAAACAAGCCTGGCCCTGATCACTGCGCTGGGGGTGGCTGACACGGGCGATATCGAGCGCGTGGAGCTGGTGATCTCCGGCAAAGATTTTCCGCGGCTGACGGTAACTCGCTGCGTCTTTGATGGCACTGCGATGGTCCGCGAAGTCCAGGCCCTGGAGCTGCGCGCTACAACCCCAATGCCCCCGCCGCCTGGGCCTCCAGCCAACGCTTGATCAGGCCGAAAGTGAAGGAGCCACCCTCTCGCAGTACAGCGCCGCTGGCTTTGCGCCAGAGCGACTCATCGCGAGCGGCTTCGGCAAATTCGTGACCGTCCCAGGTGACATCAAGCAGCAGCGCTCTGGGGCTGGTCGATGGCCCAGAGGAGGATGGCCCGGATGAGTGTCATGTCGCGTTTCATGCGCTGACGGTGAACTGATTCAGGCGTGCGAGCCATCCCCTTCGCGGGGGATTGCCTGCGCACCCACCGTGGCGCCACGCTCTGTCGCGCGCGCACGCGAAAACACATGATGCAAGGGTAGGCCGGGTGCATCCCGGCACCCGCCCCACGGGGCCCAGCCCGAGAGCATCCATGCCCATCCGCCGTATCCCCCCCGTACTGCACCCCACCACCGGCAATCCGCTGGAGATGACGCCCCCTGCGGGCGGCTCCTGGATCCGCGACGCCGACGGCGGCCTGACGCCGGCCGATGAGGCCACCGCGCGCGCTGCCGGGCTGTGGGTTGAGCCCGCGCCCGAACCCGAGTCGGCAGTGCCGCCGGCCGCCGTCACCCCCAAGAAGCCCACCACGAAGGAGTAACGCGCCATGGCCGGAAGCATCCAGAACACCATCCTGCTGTTCAAGCCCGAGACCACCTCGGGCACCTCGGCAGCGCCTACCTCTGCGGCGGATGCCGTGCTCGTCTGGGTCGATGACCTGGACGTCAAGATCGAGCAGAAGATGGCGCCGCGCAACGTGGTGGTCGGCACCTTCGGGGCAGCCGACTCGCTGCCCTACGCGCGCCGCGGCATCATCACCTTCACCACCGACCTGCAGGCCTCCGGCACGCTGGGCACCGCCCCGGCGTGGGGCGACATTGCCATCTGCTCGGGCTTTGCCGAGACCGTCACCGCCACCACCCGGGTGGACTACTCGCTGGTCTCCAGCGGCATCAAGACGGCCACCATCGCGGTGGAGTGGAATGACCGTGTCGAGACCTTCGTCTACTGCGCCGTCGACCTGGTGGGCGTGGTGATCGAGGCCGGCGGGGTGCCGCGCCTGAAGTGGCAGGCCAAGGGCCTGGTCTCCAGCGTGGTCGCGGGGCAGCTCACCGCCCCCACCCTCACCAGCTGGATCCGCCCCGAGGCGGTGTCCACCGTCAACACCACCAAGGTGAGCGTGGGCGCGGTGACGCTCACGGCCGGCGCGCTGGCTGGCGGAACGCAGTACACCTTCAAGAGCCTGAACATCGCGCTGGGCAACGACATTCAGGACCCCGACCTGGTCGGCGCCGAGACCGTGGGCATCTACGGCCGCAACGCCACCGCCGAGCTGGTGCTGGATGGCGGGCCGGCTGCGCACGTGGCCTGGGTGGCCGACATGCACGCAGGCACGGCCCGCGCCTTCGGCCTGGTGCACGGAACCACTGCCGGCAAGAAGGTGGTGGTCTACGCCTCCAACGGTGTACTGACCGAGGTGGGCGACGCCAAGGAGGGCAACCTGCTGCTCGACAGCCTCAAGTTTGCGCTGCCGCCGAAGGTCGGCAACGACGAGCTGGCGTTCTCCTGCCTCTGATCGGGGGGCTGAATGGACACCGATACGGACATGCACAGCGACCCCGCCCGCCAGCTCGCCGCGCTGTGCGCGCAGCCGCAGACCTACACCACCACGGCCGGGGAGGCGGTGGAGATCGCGCCGATCCGGGTGCGGCAGCTCGCCGCAGCGGCCCGGGCTGCGGAGCCGGTGTTCGGCGAGCTGGCCGCCCTGGCTGATCTGCCCAAGAGCGAGCAGGGCGCGGCCTTCATGGCCCTGCTGGTCGAGCGCATCGACGATGTGTCGGCCCTGGTGGCTGCGCTGGTCAACCGGCCGGCGCAGTGGGTGGGCGATCTGGCGCTGGATGACCTGGCGGGCCTTGCCGGGCGGGCCATCGAGGTCAATGCTGATTTTTTCGTTCACCGCCTGCGCCCGACCATCGAGAGCATGGGCGCGGCGATGGCGCGCGGACTGGGGTCGATGAGCCCGCCGGCGGCTCAGGTCCATGCGCAGGCTGGTTCGGTGTCGCCGCCCGGCTGATTGAGGCGGGGCACCGCCATGCCGACCTGCTGGATTACACCCTGGCTCAGGTGCACGGCTATGTGCAGGCGCATGCCGCCCTGGGACAGCAGCGGCGGATGCTGGAGATGGACCTGCACCGCATCGCGGTCAATGCCGGTGCCGATGCGTATGCGGCCGCGCGCAGTCAGCTGCAGGGGCCGCAGCGCAGCGAGGAGCCGGCATGGCAGCGGGCGAAACGGGCGTTTGAGCGGGCGGGGAGCCTGCGCCCCGGCCCGGCCGACTGAACATGACGTTGTCGGCCACCAGTGAACACCAGATGGCCAGCAGCGGCACCCACAGTGGCATGAGCACCAGCAGCCCGAACGCAAGCTTGCCGGCCTGGGTGCCGGCCAGGGCGACGGACAGGGCGATCAAGACAACGGCGATGCGCGCGATGAGGGACATGGTGTGAACCCGATCAAAATTCAGCTGCTGCTGGAAGGCGCCAGCCAAGTGTCGGCCGCGCTGGGCAAGATTGTCAACGATGCGCGCACCGCGTTTGGCGGCATGGCGGCGGCAGGGCGCGCCAGCGCGAATGGCATGGCCGCGGCCGAGACGGCCATCGGTAGCCTGAACAAGAGCATCGACCTGAGCAATCGCGCCTTCGGGCGCCTGCGCGAGTCTGGCCGGTTATCGGCAGAGCAGCTCGCCAAGGTGCAGGCGCTGCGCGACGCGCGCAATGCCCCGCGCCTGCAGGCTGTGGCTGGCCTGCAGGCGCAAGCCGAGCAGGTGCGGCAAGACGATGCCCGGCAGACGCTGGGTGCGCGCCCGTTCGCCGACATCAGCGCGGAGATCGCTCGCGTCAAACAGGCCTACGCCACACTGGCTGCATCCGGCAAGCTCACCCATGCGGAGATGCTGCAGGCAGCCCTGAAGCAGCAGCAAGCCGTGGCCTCGCTCACCGCCCAGACCAATGGCTGGGCCCAGTCGCTGGCCACCGTGCGCGGTCAGCTCGCAGGGGTGGCCGCATCCGTGGCCGGCTTCACTCTTGCCGCACGCGAGGCCATCGCCTTCGAGGCCGCCATGGCCGATGTGCGCAAGGTGGTGGACGCCACGCCCGAGGGCTTCGCGCAGATCACCCGCAGCATCCGCGACCTCTCGGCCGAGCTGCCGGTCACCGCCGTCGGCCTGGCGCAGATGGCCGAGGCCGGAGGCCAGCTCGGCATTGCCGGCGACCGGATCCCGGAGTTCGTGCGCCTGGCCTCCGAGATGTCGGTGGCTTTCAAGATGAGCGCCGAGGAGTCCGGCAATGCCGTCGGCAAGCTGGGCAACATCTTCGGCCTGCAGTTGCCGCAGGTGCGCGCGCTGGCCGACAGCGTCAACGCCCTGGGCGACAGCAGCGCGGCCACCGAGCGCGACATCGTCAACGTTCTGCAGCGCACTGGCGGCCTGGGTCGGCAGTTCGGCCTGACGGCGCAGCAGGCGTCTGGACTGGCCACCGCCTTCCTGAGCCTGGGCGACCCGCCGGAGATCGCGGCCACTGCCATCAACAACCTGTTGGGCAAGCTGCAGGCGGCGCCGGCGCAGAGCGCGGACTTCCAGCGCACGCTCAAGGCACTTGGCATCGACGCCCGGCAGCTCGCCAGCGACATCGAGGGCGACGCCGCCGGCGCGCTGCGCGGCTTCCTGGGCGTGCTGGAGAAGCTCGACAGCAAGAGCCGCAGCCAGGCGCTGAGCATGATGTTCGGCACCGGTGGCGACACCGCCAGCATCGCCAAGCTGGTGGGTGAGCTGGGCAAGCTGGACACTGCGCTGCAGACGGCCACCGGCACGGCTGCGGCCGGCGGCCTGCAGCGGGCCTTGCAGATCCAGACCGAGACGGCGCAGAGCCAGCTCAAGCTGCTGGGCAACAGCGTGAGCGACATCGGCATCGCGCTGGGCGCGGCGCTGCTGCCCGTCATCAAGGCGGTGGCGCAGGGTGCCGCCGCAGTGGCGCAGTTCATCGCGCGGGTGACGGATGCGGCCCCCTGGCTGGTCACGCTCGCCGCCGTGGGCGCAACGCTGGCCGCGGCGTGGGCGGGCATCCGCATGGCCTTCACGGCCGTTGCGCTGCTGCTGGCCCGCCTGGGCCCCATGCTGCCGGGCGTGGCGGGAGGCCTCACCGCCCTGCTGCCGGCCGGTGGCGCGGCGGCCACCGGGATTGGCCTGGTCGGCGCGGCCGTGCGTGCGCTGCTGGGCCCGGTGGGCCTGGCCACCACGGCGGTGATGGCGCTGGCGGCCGCGTGGGACAGCTACCAGGAGGCCAAGGAGCGCAAGCTGCGCGGCACCAGCACCCCGGACCTGGAGCGCGAGCGCGCCAACCTGGCCCAGGCCGCCGCGGATGAGGCGGTGGCCGCCGTCACGGACGGCGCAGCCCCCACGCCGGCACGTGATCGCGTCGCCATCCTCGATGCCGAGCTGTCGCGGCGCTCTGCCGCGGTGGCCACCGAATCCCGCGATGCCGCCGCCGCAGCCGACCCCCGCCGCCTGGACCGAGCGGGCGACGCAGGCGAAGACATCACCGCGCAGCTGCGCGCCGCCACCGCCGAGGCCCAAGCCGCTGAAAAGGCCCGCCTGGCCGCAGCTCGCGAGTCCGCCGCCGCGCGGGCCGCCCTCGATGCCGATACCAACGCCCGCAGCCTGGCCGAGCTGCAGCGCGCGCTGGAGCGCGAGGCCGTCACCCTCGACACCTACTACGCCGAAAAGCGCCGCCGCGCCGAGGCGGACGCGGACGCCCAGATCAGCCTGAAGCAGGCCGAGCGCGCCGCGCTGGCCGCCAGCAAACCCGAGTCCGCTGCCGACCAGGAGACGCAGAAGGGCCAGCTCGCCAAACTGGCCGCCGAGATCGACCAGCTGCAGCGCAACCGCCGCCGCATCGGCCTGGACCTGGCACGCGAGCAGGCCGATGCGCTGCTCAAACTCACGGAGGAGTCCAGCCGCGAGCGCCTGGCCGCTGAGCAGCGCGGCGCCGACGCCTCCCTGGCCACCCGGCGCGCCGCCCATGCCCTGGGCCTGACCAGTGCCGCCGAGCTGGCCGCTGACGAGGCCCGCATAGCCGAACAGCGCGTGCAGGCCGAGCTGGACGCAGCGCAGCGCATCCTGGATGCGCGCCGCCAGGCCAACGCCCCGGCGGCGGCCATCCGCGAGGCCGCGGGCGGTGTGGATGCCGCCAGGGGCCGCCAGCGTGACCAGCGCACCCAGCAGGTGGCCGACGTGGGCCAGCGCGTGCGTGCCCTGCGCGAGCAGGCCGCCGACATCCGCCTGCAGCTTGATGCCGACCCGGCCCGCCGTGCCGTGGCCGAGGCGAGCCGCGACCTGGTCAAGCTGCGCGAGCAGGCCGATGCCGACCGCGCCGTGCTGCAGGTGCAACTCCAGGTGGAGACCGACCCGGCCGCCCAGCAGCGCATCCGCGCGTTACTGACCACGCTGGACGACGCCACCGCTGACGCCGTGACGGCCCGCAACGACCGCCTCACCGCAGACCTCAAACCCGGCTGGCAGAAGATGGTGGAGGGCTGGGGCGATGCGCACCGGCTCATGCGTGACGCTGCCGACGAGACCATGGACCGCCTGGTGCGCGGCGGTGAGGATGCGTTTGCCGACTGGCTCAAGACCGGGCGGCTGAGCATCAAGAGCCTGCTGTCCGACCTGCAGGGCCAGGCCGCCCGCAACGCCTTCCGCCTGCTGCTGGGCACCCAGCCGGCGCAGAATGCACTGGGGGCGCTGTCCACGGTGCTGAAGCCCGCCGCGAAGGAGGGGGACGCCAACTTCGTCGGCCCGCTGCTGCCCAAGGGGGCGGACCTTGCTGCGGGGGCGGCCAATGCCCCCGTGCAGGAGCTGGCCAACGCGGCCGGCGCCGCGGCACAGGCCCTGCGCGACCTGGTGCTGGCCGGTGCGGGCCGGGCTGCGCCCGGGGCAACCGGCGCGGCGGGGCTGGGCGGCCTGGCGG